GAACGAATGAAAAAGCAAATTTCACGACAGGAGGTTAAACCTCATAGTGAAGAAATTCCTTCTGATGAAGAACAGAGTCTTCCCTCTGTTACTTCAGAGTCCATTGCAGCGCGAAATGCAATGGCACGTGCAGCTACGGATGCAGAACCTTTTGACAAAGACAATGAAGAATTGTCTGAATTATTAGGTTCTGTTGGAGATGCAAAGTCTTTGATCGAGGATATCGATCAAAATGACCAAATCGATGAATGGATTGGTCATTTGGAAAATCTTGTAATTTTGGGCTACCATCTTGGTAAAGCTCAATCATTTATGGATTTTTTCATGGCTATTGCATCTTATGCGAAGATGTACACGAAAAACAAAAGTATTGTTATGGAACTCTACAGAATTATCAATGAACTCACGGCAACGTGTGGCACTGATGATGTTGAACCGCAAGGTTCTGAGTGGAGTGGCAGAGACATTATGAACAAATGGGACCTCTTTAAGACGAACACTATCTTTAAGAAGGTATCCTATCTGATGTCTGCTGCGATGTCATTAACAGTTTGTACCACGAAGAAAATTGAGTGGAGTCCTCTTGGACTCAAACTCATTTCTGTGGAAGCGGCCAAGGAACAATTGGCTGCTGTAGATGTTATTGACGCTCTCGTAAAAACTTTTGTTTGGATGAGCGAAGTTGGATGGCGTTGTTTTGAAACGCGTTCTCTCGCTCCGATTTTGTACTCGGATGTTAAAGTACAGCAATACAATGAAGATTGCGACTGGGTATTGGCTAAGGCCGATGCCGCCGTCGCTGGCAACGTTGATGATCTTGGTTCTTTTGAGAACAAGCTCAATGCTGTGTTGAAACAAACGTGTGTGATGAAGAGCGCTAAGAATGAAGGTCCAACTTCACTTTGGCTACAAAAAAGATATTCTGAACTTATGAATATCTCAGAAAAATTAGCCGCAAAGCGCAAAAACACGGATATTAGGGTTTTGCCCCTAGGATTTTCAATTCATGGTCCAACCTCAGTAGGTAAAACTACTTTAGGTAAACTGACAATGCATCAAGCTTTGGCAGCAATGGACTTCATGAGTGACGGTAACGTGGTCGATGATTCTCGGATCTTGACCATGGATATGTTTGACAAATACCAATCTACGTGGACTTCGGATATTTTAGGAGTTTTCATGGATGATATTGGTAATGCCAAATCCGACTTTTCGAAGGATAATCCCCACACGTCTGTGATTATCAAGTTTTTCAACAACGTCGCTGCTCAAGCAATCAAGGCCGAGCTAAATGCGAAAGGTGTTGTTTTTATTGATTTTAAAGTTGGTGTCGTCACTACCAACGTTAAGGACTTGGATGCTAGATGTTATAGCAATTGTCCTGAATCGATTTTGCGTCGATTCTATCATGTAAAATGTGACGTGAAAGAGGAATTCCGAAAGAAGGGGTCCACCATGTTGGATAAAGGACACCAAACAATTCGAAACGCAACATCCTTGGTACTGGATGTTTGGGATTTAACTCTTGAAGAAGTCGTTACTTATGAAGTTTCGCCAGGTAAAACGGCGTATCAATTCAAAGTAATTGACTTGGCAATGGATGATGGCAGTGTATTGCACTGCGAAAACATGGGATTGAAAGATTATCTCCGTGCTATTATCCAACTTGCCACGGTGCACAAAGCAGAACAGGATTCTTTAATGCACAAGGCACGAAATGCTTCTAAAACGGTGTTTTGTTCTAAGTGTAAGCAATATCCTGAATACTGTTCTTGTGTTGATATTAAGGATGTGAAACCACACGCGAGTGATATGATCGCGTCGGTTGCACAAGATGTCGTCAAAACTGCGTTTACAAACTACGTTAATTCGTGGATGAAACCAGTTGATTTGTTTAATTCGTTGATAGGGTTTAGTCCCATTCGACGAATGGCAACAAAGACTCTCGCGAAAGAGCTACAGGAGGAGATGAACCGCACAGGAACACCTCTCCTCATTGCTCTGACACCTCAATGGTTGTTTAGAACGCGAGTTTTCAAGAAAACGATATCTACTTGGAACAGCACTGCTGCTTTGTATGATTTACGTCGTCCCATGAGATTAATGGGATGGACTTGTCTTTCTATGTTTGGGTATGGATTATATACCCGGCGACCTTCCTTGGTAGGGAAGAGTATCGCAGCTGCATGGGGGTCAACGATTGTAACGTACTTTATGCACCGAAGACGTGTTTCTCAATTGGAAGAAATCTACTTGCAGAAAAGGGATGCGCTCCCTGAATATGCCAAGAATATTCGTGACGGCAAATTTCCGAAAGGAATTTTGTTCGTCGCGACGCTTGCAGTAGGTGTCAAATTGATTAAGCTGTGGAATGATAAGCGGATTAAGGCCGTACCACAGTCAATGACTCCAGAGGATATTGAGAAACAGCCATCATGGTTTGGTTTCATGATGGATAAGATTGGCTGGAAAGCTCAACCCCAAGTTCAAAATGCGCTGCCTGAACATATTATGGCAACGTGTAAAAAGAATTTGTGGTGGGCTGAATTTACCAAGCCGGATGGAAACAAGGCAGCTTGTAACGTGATTTGCCCAGAAAAAGGCATTATATGGTTTCCACGCCATATTTTTCACCCGAAAGCAGACATGAACCTCCAACCTTTTGATTGGTTGGACGTTGTATGCTATAGGGATGAAAATCGTGTAACAAGCAAAGTTGCTTTCATCGCACAAATAGGACAGAATGCTGTATTTGAACCAGATTTTGATATGGTTGTAGCATTTATTCCTACTTGCCCAGATGTACCTTCAAATTTGGGCAAACATCTACCCCAAACTTTACCTACGGGTTCCTCGGTATGTACTTTGTTAGCGAGGGACAAGGATGTGAAGTTGTCTACGGAACGTATACAAGTCAACCATGGACAGTTCGGACATAAATATCTGAGCATGTATGGAGGCGAGTATACATCTAAAACCGCACAGGATGGTACCTGTATGGGTTTAGTAATTCCGGAAGGACGAAATCCCGTTATCCTTGGTTTCCATATTGGAGGGAACAAGGACAATAGTTATGGGGTAATGATGACGGTTACGAAGGAAAGGGCAGAGCGATTGAAGAAGATGCTATTTGCTTTGCCCGGTTTGAGACCGATTGCGCAATCTACTGATTTGCCAGAAACCCAGTACGGTAAGCCGTTGCTGGCAAGCACATCAGTACATCCAAATGCACAGATGTTTATCGACAGA